TCTTGTCCTCTTTGAGCTAAAGCCATTGGAGAAACATATTCAATATTTAATTCTTGTTGAGATAAAATATCAGGAGCTGGTTGAAAAAATCCTTGTCTTAACATCATATTGAAAACTCTAATAATTAATGGAGAAAGTAATTCGGATTGTAGTCTGCCAAGAACTGGTCCTAATATTCTCATCTTCTCTTCGTTTCTTTGTAAAACTTCTGTTGCTGTCATGTTTCTATTTTCAGTAATTAATAACTGGTCAACATGAAACATTTTTGCAATAGCATCTCTTCTTTGATTTTCATTATTCAAAGTAACAGCTGTATTAGCATTAATATTTAATGGCTCAATTCTTTCTCTTGATCCAGATCTAAAGAAATTAATAGATCCAGGAGACATTCTTATCGGAGCTAACATTCCATCATCAGGAACTAATAGAGGAGGATCAATCATTTTAGCAGCAGCTTTTAATGAATGTTCCACCATTTTATTTAAAACTTTAACATCAGGTAAAGCATTCATTCCTGGAGATCTTCCATAAACTTCTGTTGATGCTTTTAAATACCTTGGAATGACATAAGGCATTTCATTAAATCCACCAATTGAAATTATATGTCCAGTTTCAAATTCAAAATAAATACTTTGAACTGGCATGTTTTGTTTATCCTTTTTCTTAGGATCATAATCAATTCTTGGTCTAGCAACATGAACTAAAGTAATATCTTCAAAAGGAGATTTTTTAAATGTTGTTACAGTATCTTTGGAAACATTATCAATTCCAAATTTATCTATAACTGCCTGGGATGGCATTTTAAATTTTCGATAAACTGTATCAACAAATCCTTTTTTATTTTCCTGGATGTAAATTTCTTTAATGTGTCTAGCAGAGAAGAGTAGAGTATCTTCCTGATCTTCTTCGATCATTAAACATGCAGTACCAAAAGCAATTAAATCAAAATAACATTCAAAGATTTCTTGTTGAAAATTTGATTTAGCAATTGCATCGTACATTCTTCTAGTAGAATTTTCTAACCACTCCTTCGCCTCATCCATGTCATTCAATTCAGTTTCTTTAAACCTTAGAGAAAACCATTTATTGGCAGAGCTCGTCAGCATACCATGCAAAGATGCTGCCAACAGTTCTAAAGCATGTATGGCTGTTGCGTCAAATATTTGTATGTGTCTCTTGTCGCCTCTTGCTCTCTGTTTTGTTATCTCTGCTTTTCTAGGTAACATATAATCACTAACCTCTTGCCAATGGCTTTCCCAGTTAGATCTCTTTTCTTGCAGCCTAGAAAGGTTGTCTTTTAATTGACGAGCTAAATCTCTAAAATTTTGTGATTGCATTAATTTCCTAATAAAATCTTTTTAGTTAAAGTTGGTTTTTCTTCAACACCAGTTAAATTTGTTAAGGTAGTTACTTTTCTTCCTCTTCTCTTTACATCAATCATATTTTCATCTTCGGACATTTCAGCAGTTGTTGGTCCTTTAGCTGTAATTCCATCTGACTTAATGCCTGAGTTATCCATTTGACTATCTACTTTTGGCTGATTTAAAACTTTATTTGGATCTTTGTATGATCCTCCACCTTGATTGTCTCTATTGCTTATTTTATTTCCATAAGCATCAGCAGCTCCAGATTGTCTATTAGATATATAAGTTCCATACATCTCTTCTTGCTTATCTGCATCCATACTTAAAAATTCTGTTTTAGAAACATTTTTAAAATTTTTAGATCCTAGAACTTTATCTGTAAAAAAATCTCTAGTAGCTTTTGATCCAGCTTGTAATGGTTTAGATAAAATTGCTACTCCAGCATTAACTAACATTGATGGAGTTCTAACTCCTTTTTTAATTTTAGTAGCTCCTCGATTTCTAAAAGCATCATCTCTATCAGATTTATAACTTCTAGTTTTCTTTCCACTTTCAGTTATATTACCTACACCAGCTTTATAAGCTGTCGTTCTATTTGGTCCAGCATCTGTTCTGCCACCACCTTGACCACCACTTGAGTTACCACCCATATTTATTCTCCGAATGTTAATGAAGATTTTGTTTCTTTAGTATCTTTAACTTTTGCTTTCTCATCATTAGATTTCGCAACTTCGTTTTCAAAAGTTATATCTTCTAATATTTCAAATTTAAGATCTAAAGGATCAACTTCTTCTTCTTTTGGTTTTTTTTTAAATAATTTTTTTATTGCTTTAAACATTAGCCACCTAATAAAGTTTTCTTTTCAATCTCATCATCTTCAATTTCTGTTAAACCTTGACCAGTAAGAATTGTAGATCTTCTGCCTTTTCTATTAAGCATCCTTTGTCTTTCTTTTTCAGCTGCCTCTTCTCTTCTAGCCTCATCTTCATAGTCAGGAGTTTCTGTTGGCTCTGGCATGACCAATGGAGGAGGAGCTGGAATTTTTGGAGATTTGAATATACCACCCATAATTATAGTACCTTGTAGTTAAGTTCGTGTTCTTGTTGTTTTGTTGTGTTATTAAATTTATGTTCATTTAATCCAACTGCTAAAGTTCTTAAAGCATCAGCAGCATGTGAGGACCAATCATGAACTGGTTTTATTTTATATACTCTTTCCTTATCAGAGAATTTTCTATGATAATGTCTAAGTGCATTAATTAATTTAGAGCAGTTATCGACATCAATAACACATCTTGGCAGTATCATCTTCACTGCATGGATGCCATCTTCAATTGCCATTCTTGGAGCTACTTTAAATCGTAATCCAAGTTGATAAGCTACTTCTCGTCTGGTTTTGCCAGATCCAAATTCTGTTTGTTCTAAATCATGTGGTCCATAATTTTGACCAATGACATAATCTTTTTCTTTTATAACCTGAGCATAATGTGGCAGAGGCTCATTTGTATTTTCGTAAAAATCAACAATGTGGATCATGTGTCCGATTTGCTGAAAAAATATTAAAGCAGTGGCATCGTTATAACCAAGATCCCAGGCTACATTTACTGGATAACCAGGATCAATTGGACATCTTGTTATCTGCTTTTTATCTTCAAGTCTGGCAATTAAGTCGCCATATATAGATCCTTGAATATTGCCGATAAAAGAACATTCAAATTCCTGAGAATACTTTTGAGATCCCATCACAGTCAAAGCTGCCTGGAGCTCTTCCTCATCTACAATCTTTGTCTCACTTGCTTTTGCTACATACAGAAACCATTTCTGATCTGCCTGAGCTTTCTGATAATAATCGTAAAATAGATTTTGCATTCCTTTTGGAGTACCAACAAGAATCATAAAACCTTTCCTATCAGATAAAGCTGGAGTAACCACTTCATTAATCAGAACTGGATTAATTTGTGCAGTCTCATCAATGATGCAGCCATCTAAATAAATTCCTCTAATACTATCTGGATTTTCAGAAGATAAGAGCATTATCCTAGCTCCATTTACAAAATCACATCTAAGCTCACTTTCGTTATACTTAGTTCCTGGAATTTCTTTCGTATAATATTTTAAATAATCAAAAGCTATTTTCTTTGCTTGACCATAAGTCGGAGCAATATAAGCATACCTTGGATTATGATGTTTATTCATCATAGCCTCTTTAATCAGATGATTAATACACATCACAGTTTTGCCAAATCTTCTATGACAACAGAGTAAGCTATATCTAAACTTTTCTATATTCTCATGGATATAGGCTTGTTGCTTTCTCGGAGTATAAGGTATTGTTATTTTCATTTATTCTATTTTTTGCTAATTCAAAATAATCTTCATTAAGCTCTACACCGATAAAATCTAAATCTCTTTTTTTACAAGCTAAGCCAGTTGTTCCACTTCCTAAAAAATTGTCTAAAACAACATCTCCAGGCTTTGAGGCTACATCTAAAATTCTGTCAACTAAAGCTATTGGCATTTGAGTAGGATGAACTCTATCCTCTTTTTTAATACTATGAGGAATATACCAAACACTGCTTAAAGGATCATGAATATCACAATCTGGATTTAGATATATATCGTTACCTTTAGATAAATGATAAACAATCTCATAATCTAAATGAAACCTAGATTTTGTGCTATCAAAAGATCCTGAGTATTTCCAAATAATAAAACTCTTATATATTAAACTTTGAAATCCATCTGTGAACTCAATCCAGTGTGGAGTTTTTAAAGTCTTTTTTAATGTCTTGCTTTTAATATTAAAAAAAAGCTGTCCATTAGGTTTTAAAATTCTTTTGTATTCTTTAAATATTTTATCCAGAAATTCTGAATATAGTTTTAAAAACAGTACATCCTTATTATTGGATGTATAACCAGCTCCAGCAATATCTTCATAAGGTGGACTTGTTATAATTAAATCAATGCTTTCGTCTGCCAATGTTGGCAAAACATCTAGGCAATCGCCTTTATATAATTTCATTAATGAAATGTAGGTACACCTTCGGAATGCCAATACCTCATTTTAATCTTAGCAAATACAAAGTCGGCAAATTCTAAAATATCCTTTTGGTTTTCAAATCCATCAAAGCTAATAACAAGCTCATTGTTATATGTCGTAAAGCTATATGCAGACACATCTTTATATTTCTCAGGTAAAAACTTTTTCTTATTATCTTTGTTCATCTGTTTGTGTCTGTGCTTGACCTATAATTAATCGTATAAGAGAGCCACACCAATTTTTGTGGTGTAGTACCTCAAAAGAAAATCCTTTTTTTACTGCCAGAATTTCACTTCTTTTGATGAATGATCAACTGCTCTTTGTTATTTAACTTTATTTATTTAAACTCTTAGTGAATGGATAGTGAATTACTCTATTCATTATTAATTCCAAACCTCATGACGCAAAGATCAACTTTGTTTAAGTTCAGTAGTACCGACCTCAACAGCATCAACATCAGGAGTTACATCAACAACATTATTATCTTTAGTTGACCATTGAATAGTGATGTTAGTATCTTGCTTGATCTCTTGCTTATCTCCATAAACTGGAATGAGCTTTGATGCGATCCATTTTGCTAATTGAACTTTCTCTCTAACAACCATGATGTTTCTGTTGTCAGCAGTCTCAAGCTCATCCATTGCTTTCTCAATATAAGTCTGAGCTCCAAACTTTCTAGCCTCTGTTATCTTGTTGGCAAATCCTTTGTCTTTCATGATCTGCTTATAAATTCTAGTCAGTGATGGATAATCCTTGGATCTTGCCAGTCTAGCAAGTGGAACTCCATTCATCAATTCTTGGCAAATCTTAGTTGTCAAGTTTTCTGTTATTACTAATTCTTTTGTCATTATAGTTAATTATATTCTTGGCAGATCTTGCTTTACCTTCTTTAGATCTTGGTCCAGTAGATGCAGCTCCATGAACTCTACATCTTATTCTTCCATTCTTACAAAGTTGACCAGGAGCTCTACATGGTCTTTTACCTTGCTTGGTTAATGTTTCACATTGCAATCTTAAATCTTTCCACTTGACCATACTGTTTGAAATTCATTCTTAATATTTATTGAAGGAAAAAAGAAAAAAGAGAAAAAGAAAATATAAATTCAGTTCTTACTTATTCTGTTTTTAAAACAGTTACTATTTATTTTACAGCTCCAGGATAACTTTTCAACTATGATGTTTTCCTATATGTGATTTTTTTTATTTTTATTTTAGGATATAATTAATAACTAAATTTTTTGTCGTATATGTCAAGGCTTTCCTTGATAATTTTGTTTGTTAGCTTATCCAGGACAGTATCATACATTCGTTTAATAGTTGTTCGATGATAGATTAAATACTTTCCAATAGCAGTATAACTATTTCTAGTTGCTCTTAACCATAAAATCTTTCTCATCAATGTAGGATCTTCTGATATGCTTTCATCAATCATTAATAACAGATCTATTGCTGTTGAGTAATTAGTTAATTGTCTAGGAGTTGCTCTTAATTTTAATTTAGGAGCTATATGATAACCCCAATCTTTTTTATCATAACCAACATGGTCCTCCAGGAGCTGATACATTGAAGGCACTCTATTATTATTTGGCTTTGATAAAAATCTTTCACAGCTACCAGCATCATTTAAAGTTAGAATAATATTCTTTCTAACTCTTATATAAATATCTACCTCATGCTCTATCTTTGATAACATCTCTAAGCACCCATGGATATAATAGTTGATCTTTTTTTATTTTAGATAAATCTTCTGTTGGCAAATCTTCAAGCTGCTCTCTTAATTCATACTGGTCCAATCTTGGATATAAATATTCTTTATTTAGTTCTTTAGTGTTTATCTCTTTTAAATGACCATTTAATACTTTCCATCCATAGTTAGAAAACTTTTTAAAACCAATGCTTTCCAGGAATTTTTTATGAGATGGCATATCAAAAGAAATGTAATTTTTTTCTTCAATACTAATTAATGGAAGATCTAAATGTTTTATTTTAGATAGAGCAATAAGCTCTTCCTGGACCTCAGCTTTTGTTAATTGAAACTGTCCACCTATATTTACAATTCTAATAAATGCTTGTTTTTTTTTAATATTGTATTGACCACATAAATATTGATAGATCCTAAATTGAAGATCTGTCAGTGGTAAAATATTAATGTTCGGATCTGTTAAGTAAAATTTTGACATAATTATCTTGCCTTAAAAAGTTTTGATTGTGTTCGTTAGTATCTGTAACTCTCTTCAATAAGTAATCTTTTGATTGGCAATCTGGAATGTGTTGGACCACTTTATATTCTAGGTACTGGAGCATCCAATCAGGCTCTAATTCTAATATACGAGCTCCTGAGAGGTTATTGCGAACATGAAATTTAGTGATTTCTCTGTTTTCGGTGTTTTCGTCAACAGTGTACCAAATTGTGAAGAATGGAATTTTAGCTGCTTTAGCCAGGATCTTATAAGGTCTATAAAGCCATTCTGATTTAGATCTAAATTGATTATCTTTATTGTAGATATGATCTGCCAGGAAAAGAGGAGCTGCACATGCTGGACA